TTTACCGATCAATTTGCCCATGATGGTCTCCTTTCTCAGACGCCGGCGGCCTTATGATGGCAGAACACACCGGCGAGCTTATTTGCGTAGACGTCCGCGATGCCGACGTTGCGGTACCCGTATTTCCAGGCGTCCCCAGTCTGGTTCTGCTCCGGGGATACGATCTTCGGAGCCACATGCTTCTGGAACTGGATAAGCGCCGGAGTATGGAGGATCATGAAGTTGATCTCCGCGCCGGCCACAGCCTTGACATAGTCGCCGGCGGCGGGCTTGTATGCAGGATCGGCAACGGGCGTGACGTCGGCTGCCTTGATCTGAGCGCCGGACACAGTGCCGCTGTCCGCGATGACTTCCAGCGCTCCGGTATCGCCTTGCGCGCACTTGACGTAGTGCTTGCCGTACTTCCGGAACCCGCCGGCCTTCTCTCCGTCTTTGCCGCTCAGCTGCTCGATGGCGGTGTAGAATCGGCGCTGGGGCACGGGCTTGACGGACGCAAAGCTCTCTAGGACTTCCCGCGACTTATAGCTGTCCATATCCTTGATGGCGCGCAGCAGCGTGGAGGTGATGCGCAGATGGCGCTGGTCGGACGGCACCTCATTTTCGTCCATCTCGGTCACGGCGGCGCTGATGGCCGCGATCACGTCCGCGCCGCTTGCCAGCGTGCCCTCTGCGGAACTGGTACCAGGCTTGCCCGCATAACAGGCGAAGCGGAAGGCGTCCAGCTCCGGCACGACCTTGGTGCGGATGAACTCCGCGGCCAGGCGGCCAAAAGCGAGGCCCGCGGTCTCGGCATCGTCCATAGTATCCACGGTGAACATTCGGCCGCGGTCGAAATTACACTGCACGGTCCGGTTCTCCATCTTGACGTCGCCGTCCACGTATCCGCCGTTGCGGTCGTAATCGGCCAGGCCGTCCATATCCAGCATGGGGATGATGAGCTCGTTGGCGTTAGCGCCCTGGCGCGCGAGCTCCGGCGCGCCGTCCAGGTCGGACGTACAGGACGCCAGTTTGTACACCTCGTCCAGCATGGGGACGTAGGATTTTGCGAGTTCAATGAGATTTGCCATTGTTTTTTCCTCTCTTTCTCAGGGTTATTTCTTCTCTGCGGGCAGGCCCATGGCCACGCGCATGGCGGCGTTGTCGCCGGCAAAGGACGTGGTGCCTGTGCCGCCGGCATAAGGAGGCGGAGGCGGTGCCTGGTCCTCGAAAGCATAGGCGCTGTTCTTCAGCAGATCGTTAAACAGGGCCTTGCCGTCTTCGTCCCGGTTCTGGCTCTTGCGCAAAGCGTCCATACGCTCTGTACCCGCCAGCGTGCGGATCACCGCACCGTCACGGCCGTGGTTCTGTGCCACCAGGCCGTCAAACCAGGCGTTGAACTTATACGACTCCAGCTGCTCGGCAGCGTCTTTTTCCGCCTGCTCGGCCTTGGCCTTATAGTCCGCTGCCTCTTTGCGCACGGCCTCGATATCCTTGTCTGCGGCCTGCAGGCTTTCGATGGTTTTGTTCGCCTCTGAAAGCTGCGCGTCCGTGCTTTTCTTGCTTTCCTTCAGTTCGTTGAAATCGGTGCGGGCGACAAAGCCCTTGCCGATCTGCTCACTGACGGCCTTGTCGATCTCCTCGGTATATGCATCCCCGAGGATGGGTTTCAGCCATTCCAGTGCCATTTTTTGCTCCTTTCGGTTGGTGGGTGGATATTCGGTCAGCCGCTGTCCTTTTTATCCGGCCAGTCCCGGTACTGCGGCGCCCGTTTTCTTGTCCGCCGGGCCGGCGGTATATACATTTAAAAATGCCCTTAAACCGGCATTTAAAGCCTGTTTTTGGGCATTGTAAAAGGGACCCGCGGACGGGTCCCTGGATACCTTATTTAGTGGGGTAACTATTTTTCACTGTATGCATTTTTGTGTTTCATCCGAATGGCGTCACAGATCATTGGCAGTACGTCGCCAACCATGGAGTCTGCGTACTTTTTTAAATCTTCCTCTGAAAGATATTTCTGAAAGAACCGTGTGTACTCTTCTTCAAAGTCGAGCCATTCCTGATCGGTCATGCCGGGCTTTGCGTTATACGCATCCGCGATTTGATTTGCTTCCTCAAGCGGCATTTGCGAGACCTGTCCCATTAAAGCTGCACATATAGAGGAAAACGCCTCCTCCTCGGTCTCGGACATGGGCTCTTTTTTCCCATCCGCGGCTTTTTGTGCGTACCAGTCCAGCTTCTTTTTTATCTCTTCTGTCAAAACGGATCACTTCCCCAAAACCAATACGATAAATTTTTCAGTCCGCCCGCAACATCCCGCGGGATGTTGTTTGCTGCGATAAAGTCGTCAACACGCTCTACAAGCCAGTCGTGCCGCTTGTCCAACGGGACGTTGAGCAGCATTTGCCCGAACTCCAGATCGGTTGGGGCTATTTTTGCCGTTTTGTTGATCGCCTGAAGATACCGCACGCCTTTTTCATATGTATGAGCCAATATTTCAATGCCGTTATCTCTACATATCTCCTGAGCCAGCAGCTGCACGGTCGCTTCTTCGATTCGAATATTGGCGCTGTATACCATATTGGGCAGCCGGTTGGCTGAGCGCATATGCAGAAGCTCATGCACCAGTGTATCAAGTCCGGCATCCTCTCGGACGGAAACATCTCCGGACCATTCTGCACGGCCGAGAGCGCTGCAGCTCTTGTCTTTGAGCAGCGTTCTGCCGGAAAATACGCTGGCAGGCAAGCCGTAGTCGTCAAGCCCGGCGTCAATCAGGAGTGCTGCGGCATTTATCTCCTGCGGAGACTGGAATACTTTCTTTGCATTCAGTATACCACTGCTCGGCATTTTAGGCGAGTTATTTTTCGCCATGACCGCTGTACCGCGTTTTGCCGCAGCTGTTGCCCGCGCAGCCTCGGACCGGCCGAAGCCGGCCGCCTGCAGGCGTGCGCTGCGTGGCTGCAGGCCGGTGGCCTTGCAGTACCGGGAATACTCCTGGCGGTACCGCGCCAGCATAAGCTGATGCTTCTGCAGGTTTTCCTTGTCGCCCAGCGCGTCGTCCGCCAGCGTCTTGTTCTTAATGTTCCGGATGTGGGCTTCCAGCTCCGCCTGTTTCTGCCCGGCTTCGTACAGGGTATAGCGGCGGCCCTCATACAGGACGCCGGTCTCGTTTTCCTCCAGTATGCGCTGCAGCTGCTGTTTTGTGTATACAGGCTTATCCCGTCCCATGCGGATGGGCCACGCGATGTGCTTGCACTGCAGCGTGCCGATGGCACGGGCAAGGCCGCTGTTGAGTTTGGTATATTCTTCATCTGAATACTGCAGGCCCTGGATGGGCGCGTGGTCCGGGGCAGGCCCTGAATGGGCGCTGATCTCCCAGCCGTCGCAGCCCAGCTTATCGTGGTTCATCTGCTGCACGGCATTGGTCATGGCGCCCATCCGGTTCATCACATAGCTGCGCGTGGCGTACTCAATGCTGACATTGCTGCCGTTTTTGCGCGGGATCGTGCGGACGCCGCGCTTCACCAGTTCCTTGGTGGCCCGGCGCAGCGCCGTGTTGACGTCCGTTGTGCCGGAGAAGGTCTGCGCAAACGCAAAGTCCATGATTTTGTCGTAGGCTTCGCCGATGGAATAGAGCTTGCCGTCCGGACCGGGCGCCCACAAATTTTTCAGCAGCCGGTTCGCGCCCTGGGTCGTGATACGCTTGTAGGCTGCGGCCAGCTGCTGCAGCTGGCCGTTATCCTCAAATCGCACAGTCTTGTCCAGCACATCTCCGAACAGCATGTCTACGGCTCCGGCGTTGATGCCGGACTGCTCGGCGATGGCTGCCTTGATCTCCTTTTCAGCCATGCCCAGCGCCTCGGCCCGGTATATCTCATATTCCGCCGTGGTGGTGATGGCCCCGGCCTCTTTTACCCGCCGGCAGATGTCCTCCACCAGACGGTCGCGCAGCGGCTGTGCGATTTCGGAGGCATATTCTTTGATGCCCGTCAGGTCAAGCGGCTCCATACGCTATGCCTCCGGTTCCAGCTCTTCCATGGCCGGCATATATTTTTCGCGTACATTTTTGAGGTCCTCTTCATCCTCCCAGGGCTGGTCGAAGTGCCGGGCCACCGCGATCTCAGGCTTGAGCATCTGCGCCGCCACCAGGCGAAGATCCGTTTCCAGCTCCTTATCAGGATCGTACAGCACGCCGTTGCCCCAGGTCATTGCCAGCTGCTCCGTCACATCCCAAGGGCTCTGGTCGCAGTAGCGGTACATTTCCCCCAGGGTGCCGCAGAGCGTCAGGTATTCCCGGACGGCGTCGAACCAGACCTGCTGCAGGTCGATCAGGCTGAGGTTGTAGTCGCCGGCCGTACTGGCGATCTCGGTCGCCGTCTTTTCAACCTCCTGCGCGTTTGACAGCATCCCGCGCTTGAGCCCGATTTGATTCTCGATAGCGCGCAGATATTTCTGTTCTCGCCGCTCGTAGGGTTCATCCCGCAGCTGCGGCGTAAACGCCGTGGGCGCCAGGTCGCTGTGGATATCCTTCAGAGCGACAAATACACTGTCGTCCAGAGTGCGCCGGCCGTCCCGGCCCACCTTGAGCATTTCAGCCGGAGCGATCAACCGGTGCCGGGCCAGCTCGAACTCATCGTTCAGCTGCTTTTCGTTCTGGTCGATGTTCCGGATCAGGCCCATGGCCGGCTCGTAAATGCTGATGGCGTCCATGCTGCCGTCCACACAGTTCGCCAGAGGCACGCGCAGCGGCGTCATCCCAACGCCGCCCACAGGGACGGGGTACGTATAGAGGTCAGGCAGTTGGGCGTACCGATCCAGCTTTGAAAGTGCAGTGCGTACACCGAGCGTACCGCGGTCAAAGCTCGCGTACAGCTTGTTCTCAATGGTCAGGTATCCGTTTGTATCCACTGTGCGGCGTTCCAGCAGTGTGTAGTACTGGCTGCCGCGGGCAGTGTGCTCCGCTGTAACGATGCTTGTGACGCGGCCATCCGGTTCGCGCGCTAGGATCACGGCGTCTGTCCTGTGTACGAGCAGTGGGGCAAAGATCGTGCTGCCATCGGGGCCGGGCCGTGGTACAGGCTTTACCCAGCATTCCCCGCCGATCAGCATCCACTGCAGGATGCTGTCCCGGATGAGGTCGAGCTGCGACAGGTTCCGGTCCATCCATTTTCCCTTGGCCGTTTTCTCCTTGTCTAAAATATCTGAGCTGTATTCTGCGAAAACGCCTTTCTGCAGCTTGTGCACGATAACGTAAGCCATGCGCATGCACGGATCGGACGCCTTATCGCCCTCACGCTTCAGGTATGTATCCCGCCATGCATTGATGGCGTCGCGCATCTCCTGGGAGGTGACGTCCGGCTGTCCGAAACATTCGTCCGTGCTGATGACGCTCTGGTCAAACAGCGCTTTCACTATGCTCATCCGGTCCGCCTCCTTCCAGTGTGATGTTGAGCCTCATGCCGTGCAGCGCGGAAAGACCTTCCTCCAGGCCCCGTGCATATGCGCGCAGCTCCCGGTTTTCCGCACGCTGCTGTTCCAGCTCTGTGCGCAGCCTTTTGTTTTCTTCAAGGATCGTTTCCTTGGCCCAGACCGGCAAAAAGCGCATGACGAGCCATCCATGCAGACGGCGCATCATGTTCCCACCCGCAGCCAGATGCGGTTTGTACCGTACCGCACGCCGTCGATATGGTGGTTGTCCGCGTCCGGGTAGGCGGACGTGACCTCGCCGTCCTTCGTGGTCTCATATTCATACTCCGTGAATTCCTTCGCCGTATCCGGACAGCGCACCGGATCGATCACGATGGCGGCAAGGCCCTGCAGCCACATGATACTGGTGCGCACGCTGCCTGGCTTTTTGACTGCGTCAAAGCAGTTGATGCCCATATCCCGGTAATCGCCGCAGCTCTTTTTCTCCGCAGAATCAGCGATAACGTCCTCACCTTCGGGGATGCGGGACAGGACCAGGCGCGCGGTCTCAAAGTTGTTGAGCTTGCGCCGGGTGAGTTCGTCGAAGATGTACAGCGTGCGCCGGGCGGCGTCGTAGGACATGCGGTTGAACGCCCACGGGTCCGGGTACCAGCCCCAGTCCACGCCCGAGGTAATTTCTCCGAAAGAGTTGATCTGCGCCTTCGTGATGGATTCCAACCGGATGTTGTCGAAAACCTGCGTACCGTTGCCCACGGCCTCGCCGAGATACTCATGACGGTAAGAGGTGGGCTTCGTTTCCTTCAAAAATTCCGCATCGTCAAAAAATCGTTGGCCCAGCCAGTCACGCGGTGTGGTAAGATAGGTACTGTGGTGTACGATCTTTCCCGGCTCCGTTTCCCGCGCATACCGGTTGGCCCAGTTGCGGGCCGCGGCCGGAGGGTTAAAGGACAGGAACGTCATGGCGAACTCGCCGCCGCGCAGTGTGGACTGTTTGACATTTCGAATCTCGGCTTCGCCGGCGAACTGGTCGGCCTCCTCAAACCAGTCGACGCCGATGTACCCAAACGGCAGCTTGATGGATTTGAGCTTTTCCGGCTTATCCAGGCCGAAGAAAAGGATCTTCTGGCCTGTGGGCAGATATGTGATCTCCATGGGTGACACCGTACACCGGAACTTGTTCTGCAGCCCCAGCGCGCCGATGGCCCATTGGATCTGCGCGTACACGCTGTTGCGCAGTGTATTGGCGATTTTGCGCAGCACCACGCCATGACATTGCGGATGCTGCAGCAGGAACAGGATGAACTCCACGCTCATGAAACTGGATTTTGTACTGCCGCGGCCGCCCTTGCATACGACGGTATGCGGCCGCTGCGTCTTGATCTGCGTGTGCAGCTCGTAGAACGCAGGGGACATGCATTCACTTAACCTTGATGTCGTCAATGATCTGCACCTCCTCGCCGGCCGTCTGATCCTCTTTTTGCAGGTCCTTGTATAGCCGAATCGCTTCGACGTCGCCAGCCATGCATTTCTTTATCAGGGCGTCATTGATTTCTGCGCCGACGCCTGCGCTGTATTTATCCATCAGTGCGCGGATCAGTGTCAGGTAATCCCGCTTGCTCGTTTTTGGGTACGCTTCCAGCAGCATCTTTAAATCCTTAAAAATGTTGTACTGGTTTTCCGTTTTTGCTGCCTCGACAGCTCTTAAAAGGGCGTCTACACTGCTCTGTTGAGTACGTTTCATTCCACGCATCTCCTTCCTGGTTCCTGTATGGCCCCAAATTTCGCCTGTAACGCAAAAAAGCCCCCAGGTGTCCGCATGGACGGCCCGGAGCTTTTGAACGGTTTTAAATGGCATACAGGAGAATTTAAACGGTATTCCGCGGCATGGCGGGCAAGAGGGGTGAATTTTCACCGGGCATGCTTCGCCATCCGGCCGTTTCCGCCCGGTTTTTCCCCTCTATACCCGCCACGGCCACGTGCGGGGGACGAATCACCCCGCTGCTTTCATGGTTTTCTTGTTCTGTTTAAATGCCAGCTTTAAATTTTTTGTAACCCGGCATTTAAATATCCTGCCGCCAAAGTTTTCAACGAGTTTTAACGCCCGTTTCAACTTTTCAACAACAGCTTATGGCTTCAGCCTCATATCTCCGCTGCGCACCACGCAGCGGGGGAACGGGCATAGCTTGCGGTCACCCTGGCCGGACGCCCATACGCACCGCCGGCACAGCTCCGGAGGATATTCTGGGCCGTAGCCCGCGAGTCTGTGTGCGGCATCACGCCGCAAGTCCTTTTTGCGATTCACTGCGCATCACCGTCTGCAGGCCGGATACCGAACCGAACCAGATGCCGTTCGTCTCCGGTATCCACCAGTACGCGCGCCCGGCGCGCATGACGGTCGATCTTCACGATCTGAGCCTCACGGCCCGTCAGTGGGCCATCTATGACCCGCGGTGTACCGTAGGCGTCGAACTCTACGACGCTTGGCATGAGAGCGGAAGGGGGACCGCATAGGCCCCACAGTGCCGCCTCATCCTGCGGCAGCGGCGTGGGGTGTTCTTCAAACAGCCCCAGCAGCCGGATGGCTCCCGGCGCATCCTTGATTGCGCGGTACAGCCGGGGCTCAAAATCCATCCCAACGAATACATAGCCAGGCAGGAGCGTGTACTCTTGTTCGATCCATTGGCCCCGCCTGTGGATCGGCCGGAGTTCCGTCGGCACCCTGGCGTCAAGCCCGGCACGTTCAAGCGCCGCCCTGGCGTCCTGTTCCCGACCCGTGAGAGCCTGCAGCACATACCATTCCATGCTACAGCCCCTCTTTCCGTTTCTTGTCGAGAAACTGGACGACTTGTCTGTACAGCTCCGGCTTTTCGTCCGCCAGTGCGGAGAACACGGACGCCTGTACTTCATCCAGTGCGGCAGACACCACATCCTTATTCTGGATATCCACACGCTGCTTGTACGCCATAGCGCGTGTCAGGCCGCTGATCTCTTTCAAAAGTTTATCGGCCCGCATCTCATTCCAGTCCTTGTCGGATTTGGATACAAGGGCCGCCATCATTTTATGGCTGGCGATGCGGGTGAGGATCTCCGCGCTGTCCTGTTCCGGATATTTTTCCAGTTCCTTGCGCAGTGCCTCAAAATTTTCCTGAGCAATCGTCAGATCCCGATATGTTTCGCTCAGGCGCTTGCCGTACCGGCTGATAGTGCTGGTGCTGACGTCTACTCCGGCCTGCTCCTCAATGTATGCTTGGATCTCCGGCAGCCGCACCGTACACGTCAGGATCATATTGTCCACGGCGTTTCTGACTTCCGGCGGCAGGGATGCGATCTTGCCGTAGCTCCGTTTTCCATTTAACTGCATCCCGGCGCCTCCTTTAAGGCTTTACCAGCGGGTCCTTGATGTGCCCGCCGATCAACTGCGTGCCCTTGGGCAGCAGCTTACACTCCAGATCCTCCAGAGGCAGGTCCGATATATGCGCCGGCATGTGATCTTTCACGGTCCGCACCGCAATATATCCGCTCTCCTGCAGATAGTCGAGCGCCGCGCGAAGCTCTGCCCTTGGAATCTGCTCTTCATCGGAGAGGATCGGGCCGGCATTGCGCAGCCTGTAGTAAGTGCCCCTGTACAGATTCACCATCCGCAGGAATACTTCTGCGGCGTAGCTCATGCTCGTGAGTTCTGTACGGGACTGCAGATCGTTTTCCAACATCTCAGTCTCTCCTCTCCATTAAAAATTTTGTCAGCGCGTCCATCTTATTTTCCAGGCGCAGCATGTTATGTTCAAAGACGTCCTTGCGCAGGCAGGTCTCCTTGACCTCCTTGATGTCCTCGCTGAGGGTCTGAATCTCTGTACGCATTTCAGAACGTACCTCCTTCATCTCTCTGCGCACGGCGTCGATGTCCGTTTTGTGGTCTTTTCGTGTGGTATAGTTCTCGCGGACTTCCTTGATGTCGGACGAATGTTCGTCCAGGCTCTTGAAAATGGACCGGCTTACCAATGCACCGATACACCCCAGCAGCGCTGTCAGGATGATCGTGATGAGCCACCAGGTGCCTGTATCAAAAGTCATTGCCGCTCCTCCTTGCCGAGGGAAAAAGAGAAAGGCATGATTCCCTCGTTGCTACGAGTAAATCATACCTTATCTTTACAACAACCATCCACCACAAAAATGCAGCAAAAAATTGCAACGTTATTCAGTTTCGGAAACATCGAACAGGGAGACC